TTAAAATCTATATCCGTACGGCTCATTTACCAAACACCTTTTTAATTGCCTCTTGCACCTCTTCGTATGTTGCAGCCTTATGTACTCGCTTTTTGCTATCCCAAGGGAAAACAACCAAGTCTTTCGGGCCTAATCTTTTCTTCGTATGTGGCGCAATGTTTACCGCTGCTTGCCACCTTGTGGTTTCCCATACCAATTCAGTTTGGTACTGAATACGGTTTTGGAAGCCCTCTCTTTTGTTTTGGAATTGTCGCGGAGTCATATTGTAGAACTCCTCAACGCTCATTCCCATCTCACCCAAACCTATCGCTTCCAGTGCATCCCAATCAAGGGATTTTGAGGCTTGGGTGTTTACTTTTTTTCTTCAGCTCCTGGCTTCACAAAGGAGGCAACAAACAATTCCATACACTGCTGAATGATGCTCATATCCTCATCAAGCAAGTCAGCAATGTCATCAGTGTCAAGATCAAAGTCTTTCTTCTCTGCTCTTGCGCCGTCTTTCATTCCCGCCCATACCAAATTGATGGCGTGGTCGATGCTTATGTTTTCTCCTATCTTTTCAAGCTCTTGCAATCCAATGCCGCTGGCATTGCAAAACAATCTTAGTGCATTGAACCCGTATTTTACGGGGTATGTCTTTTCGCCTACTTTTATCAAGTTTGTATCCATTGTTGCGTGATGTTAAAATAGGGAGGCCGAAGCCCCCCTACTGATGTTATGCTTGAGTCCCTTGAGTCAAGGTGCTTGTTCCTTGGAATGAGAAAGAGAACGTTGCGTTGTCTTCTACCCCAGCATCAGTTGAGAACTCAGTGAAGTACCCAGTACCGCTGTAGTATTTCTCATCAGTTGCTTCTGAACCAAACTCAATGTAGATAACGGTGCGGCTGCTCAGATGTCCGTAGATATCATCCGGCGTTGCCTTTCCGCTATTATTGTACACTACCAAGCCTTCGCCGGATAGAGTCCAAGATTTTTGACCCTCCAATACTTCCATCCAGCCCGAGCTGTCTTTCGTGGAAATATCACGTGTTGCCATTGTAACGCTTAAAGAAGCGCTTGTCATTTTACCAACGGTTTCGTATGTTGCACCGTCAGTACCGATGCGTACTACAACATCGGTGCTATTCATTACTGATGTACTTGCTGCCATCTTTTTTAATTTTTATGATTTGACTATTCTAAACACTAAATCAACCGATACCGCAAAAGTTTCCTCATCAACATTGAATACCTCACTTTGAGTATCAAAGCCACACGATTGAACATTCACGCCCTCAATTGTTTCCTTCATTCGCACAAAAGTCGTGCGTATATTTTCAACGGCAGTTTGCAACGTACCGTAGTTATCTCCTATTAAAGTCAGCTCAACATTGACAATATCAATGTGGCTGTCCGCATCTTTCGATCCTTCAGGGCGGATGCTTGTAGTATCGTAAATGCAAAAAGGTCGGGCACTCGTTTGCGCTCCAACCAAAGGATAAACACGGCCAGCGAAAACGTTGTTTAAGCTGCTGGTGTTATCGAACTTGTACTTTATTACTTTACCAATCATTTCAAGCCCATTCTTTGCCCAAACTTGAGCTTATTTATCTCTCTTGTTGTTTCCGTTCTAAATACACGGACAAACCTCACATTCACTCTTGTCTTTGCAGCAGCCATTGCCTTCTGCGCAAAACCAAAGTTTTGACCTTGGTATCTTTCTTTACCCCACCAAGGGCGTAGCCAACCAAAGTTTATCATCCCAGCATACCAACCACCTTTTCCTTTTCCAAATGTTTTGCCCGTTCTTCTTGGCCCAACACTCATACCTACTACATCTTTTTTTTGTAGGTGCTTGGGTGTCTTTATACCAACACTGCGCTTTAGTTGTCCAGGCATTATTTCGTATCTAATCTTGCCCTTTCGATAAACTTTAAACACTTCATCAGCATCAGTAATGTTGCGCTTATAAGAGTCAACCATTGGAGGTAATGATTTGCGCCCTACTTTCTTGAGTATACTCTTCTTGAGTCTATCATCAAGTTTGCGTATTTTCTTCATCACCTCATCAACGCCCTCAACGCTTACCTTTACCTTTTCCATTACTGCGCATCAGACCATAGGCAAACAATCTTAAGGAATGCCTTGCGAGCATCTGCGGATTGAATGGCTTGAATCTTATATATATTGCTGTTGTACGATATACGCATCTCTTCATTAACATCGGTGCGGTAGCGAATGATAAACTCAACCTTTTTAGTGGCTGCTATCATATCACCCTTTTCTCCCTCCCCATTACCAGTGCCTATCTTCTCAACCACGTTGGCCCATACTGAAGCAAGGGTAGAGAAGCTCTTCACCTCTTGCCCAAAGTTATCCGTAGTTTCACTAAAGGTTTGAATAGTGATTCTACGATCCAATTGTCCAGCTTGGTCTATCATTAGAATGTAAAGATGCGGAACGGGTTAAATAGGTACTCCGATGCTGTAGGCATTTTTCTCACTCGGTCATCTCTCTTGTCATATAAATCGCTGATGATTAATAGCATCCCTTGCTTTAATGGCGTGGGTATGCTACTCACATCAGTACCCACTACATAGCGGACAATGACTTGATTGATGATTCCGTTAGTCGCAAACCAACCAGCAGTAGAAGCTATTCTTGCTGGCTCACTTATAGTATCAGAAACATAGTAAGATGATGCAACCGTCTCTTCCGAGCCAATCTCATCAACATACTTAAGGTTTGTGATTGATTGCACTGGGCCTCTTGATAGGTAAATGATGTCTTTGCTTACCGCATTCTTGTAGTTTGGGAAGCCATCAAAATACTCATCAATGGTAGTAGTAACCAAGATTCTACGAGTATACTGCTCGCACATCTCCCGTGCAGCAGAAATCAATGCACCAATAAGCACATCATCATCGCTACCATCAACACGCAAGAAGTTCTTAGCCTCCGTTAATGTAATCGGCTCGCTCGCCGCGGGTGTTACTACTGAATAGGCCATTACCTTTGCTCTTTACTTTTTGGTTTTGACACGGTCTTCTTTGCACGCTTTTTCGGAGGTTCTGCAACTGCATCGCAGTACCCAGCGTTCAAAAATTCCATTGCTCTATCGTTGGGAAGTTCCACCTCCGCACCTTTGCGGAAGCGGAACCCTGAACCAACAATAGTCTTTTTAAAGACTACTTTCATCCTTATGCTTGGATCAAGTGCTTAACTGCACGGCTATCCAATACAGCAGAATCGCTTCTCTTGTAGCTTACGAAGCCAACTTCGAGTTCATCAGCGAAACGCTCATTTAAGCGTAGCATTTGAATACCACCAGCATTACGAACAACAAACTTGCTGAAGTCAGCAGCAATCATTGTTTTAGTACCAGTTGCGATGCTTGACTGCATATCGTTATTCACATAAACTGGAATGCCGAAGATACGGTCAGGCTGCCCAGCTTCCATCGATGGGATGAAGATTGGGAAGTCGTTTGCAGCGCCTAAACCTAAAGCACGAACAGCAGCGATGATGTTATCGTGAGCCATAAGACCGAAGCCAGGCTTGTTACGATAAGAAGCATCTACGCTGTAGATAAGGTCTAAAAGGTCATCAGCAGTGATTGCAGTTGCACCAGCAGCAGTGTTACCTAAAGCTGAACCAGTAACCAAACCTTGTGGTTGAGAAGAACCAGTACCAGTAGTAAAGGCAGCGTTAGTTGCACGAGCGATACGCTCACCCATAGCTTCAACCAAGAACGCGTTCAAGTCGAAAGCAGAGTCTTGCAACAATTGCTGAGATACTTTTACCAATGAGCTGTAGTTGTAAGCAGAAAGCTGCTTGTTACCAAAGGTCATATCTTGTACCGTTACCGCAGAAGCCTCACCGATTAGGTTAGCGTCAGTTGCAGTATCGTTAATTGTTGGGTAGTCCAACAAACCACCTGAAGCAGTGTTCAACTTCTTAGCCAAACGCTCTACCTCGCCAGTGAAGGCAGTAGCAACATCAAGCTCATTGCTGAACTCTTGAGGTACTAAGAAACCACCTAAGTTGTCAGTACCAGCAACTTGAGTCGCAGTACCACGCTTTTGTACCATTGAGCGCTCTTCAGCAGACAATGAACCAAAGCCGTGACGTAGGTATTTAGAGAATGCAGCAGATGCGTTTGCTTTAGGAGCAGCAGCACGAGCTTCG